CTTGATATTCAAATTTTCAACAAATACAACTGGGTATCGTTTGGTTATCGCGCTACTTAATTGATGATGAAAATTACTTCTTTGGAATCTTATCTTTTGGTGTATACGTGCTACTTTCTTCTTTTGTTTCTCCCGATTTCGACTTGCTTTTTCTTTTCGTGACAGTTTTTGTTGTGCACGTTTTAATTTCTTTTGCTTCTTTCTATAAAACTTTGGAGTTTCAAATACCTCGCTATCGCTTGTAATAGCGAAGTCTGTCAATCCCAAATCAATACCGACACAGTCTGATTCAACAAAATTTGTTTGTTGTTCATTGCCTTCTTGTTCTGTTAGCATACAAACATACCACTGATCGCCATCTCGTTTAATTGTAGCAGATAGCAGACGACCTTTAATTTTCCTATGATACGTCCATTTGATTTTACCAATTATGGGGATTTGTATTTTATCAGACCACCACTTGATGTGTTTTGTATTGGTTTGACTTATTTCTATAGATGGATTAGCGGTGTGTTTGTTTTTGTAATGCGGAAAGCCCTTGCCGCGTTTAAAACAATCCACAATTGCTCTATCTAAATCAAATACACAATTTTGAAATGCATGCGCTGGTGCATTGAGCCATTCAAATTCCTTTTTCAAAGCGGGTAGTCTTTTTTTCATATCATAACGGAATTCAAACTTCTTTTCAGAATTGTATTTGTGAATATTGATTTCCAGCAATTTATTCCAGATAAACCGCAATTGACCTTGCCAACCAATCAAAGTTTGTATTTGATCGGTAGTTGGATTCAATCGAATTTTGTATGCTGATATTTTCTGCATAAATATATTTAGCAAAGAAATTTAATTAGGCACTAATATGTATCAAAAAACAGCAAATTCGGTTTATTCATTATATTACCATATAATATTAACCGTAAAATACAGGAAGAAGTTAATGCATCAATATGATTCATTTATCAAGCAAACGATTCTTGATTTATCAAATAATCATAAATTTCAAGTAGATAAAATGGAATCGGAACAGGATCACATTCATTTATTAGTATTTGCCAGACCGGATATTAGTCCAAGTCAAATAGTACGAGTAATTAAACAGAAAACTGCTTATGAGTTATGGAATAATTATGAATTTGAATTAGCTCAGCATTTTTGGAAACGACGCACTTTTTGGAATAGAAGTAGTTTTATTAGTTCTGTTGGAGTAGTTGACAAATCAGTTATTGAACATTATATTGTTCAGCAAGGGAAATAACGCGCTTGTATCTGTTGATCTGAAGATACAACAGGCCTACGCGCGGTGCTAATATATATATATTGGTTCAAACCAATAAATAAAGTATGACGCGTGAATTATTTGAATATGTGACAACAGAGTTATTGACTCACCCGGGTGGGTGGATAGATAATCTCGGTAATCTATATCATCTGGGAAACTCATCACATGATGAAGCTGCTAAAAAAATTTTTGATTTTGAACATGGATCTGATTCTGCATTGAATATGGGATTCATTAAATTTGATTATAGCATAGAAAATCGAAGACTCATAGCAGTATTAAGAATTAAAAATGATCGTGCAATCAAAAAATTAATTGACTTGATAAAAACCAACTTACCCAAGCATGTTACCATACATATGGAAAATGAATTTACATTTAAAACTGATTGTGAAGACGCAATACACATATTAACTGAGTTTCTACAACATAATAAAAAACCAACATCAAATACACATTACCAACCAATATTAGAAGCTGATTCTATTCCAACCACTGAATATGGATATTGGATAATGATGACTGGTGAAATAGAACCAGTACCTTTCGAAAAACATCAAGATATTGGGCGAGAATTAATCAAGAAGCATAATTTAATCATTGCTTATGATAAAGACATCAATGGATTTTTATTGAGCATTGGGTGTATCCGAGTCGCAGTTGAAACAAATGAAACGATAGCGGTTGAATTATATGAATATAAACGTCCTGCATTACGATCATTAATAAAAATTTTAAAAGGCTTGGGAAAAACATCTACAATGCCTATTGAAGTCATATTGGATTGGGAAAATGGCTATGAAGAAATAGATTTATTATCTGCAATCCGAAAAATTAACAGAAAAATAGAAAGTTTAATTACCATGAAGCAAGTCGCAGAAAACCGAGGATTTTGTTCTGAAATTACTCAACAAATTGTAGCGAATTCATCATTGAATGAATTTATCAATGTATCGAAGCCACCAGTACTTACGTTAAGTAAACTACGCAAGTTAGCGCCAAGCTTACAGCAATTAAAAGACACAAATCCCAATCACCCAGCAGTCAAATATCTTTCTACTAGAAGATTGCCTAAAAATGCATTTAATTTATGCTTCTATGTAGATCATATAAATGATTGGGTAAATGAAAATTTACCGGAATATATGGGAGGTAGAAAACGACTACCTAGAAATGGCGCATTTATTATTATACCCACTATATCAAAAGAAAAGGGCATGTTTGGAGAAAATTCAATTGTTACTCATTTGAAATGTAGGAACTTGGATTTAAATGATGATAAACTTAAACGACCAGATGGTATCAAATATGTAGAAATACCATTAAATTTCACTAATAAAACTGTTTCAATTAACAAAAAAGATAATACCACCAAAGCTGTCAAGGCGTTTGGTTTGGATGACGTTGATTTGTCCAAGACCATTTATGTACTGGAAGGGGAATTTGATTCAATGATTCTGAAAGGCCGGGCTATTGCAATGGGCGGCGGGGAAAGTATCACTAGTGACTTGCCTGCTATTATGCAATCAAAAAATATACGCCAATCACAATTAGTTATAGTCTATGATAATGAACCAGATAAAAAAAGTACACTTGAAAAGTTATTACAAGCTATACGAGAAAATTATAAAGTATGCATTTGGCCAAAGTCAATAACCGTAAATAACCAAACGATGTCAATTGAAAATTTAAAAGATATTAATGACATGTTCAAAGCTGGTATAAGCAGAGACCAAATCATAAAAACCATTAATGAAAATACATTTGCTGGAGCGAATGCAATTGATAAAATTAAAGAGTTAAACTTGAGAATCCCTATCAACACCACTGACAAGTGGAACAAACCGCAACTGAATGAATTCAATTCTGAAGAAGAAGTAAAAGCAAAACCACTTGGATGGGTAGACAAGTTTTTGACAGATCTATATCCATATAACGAACATTTACATCCCGCAATATGGGATAAAGACAATCATTTATTACCGAACGTACATAATGATTTGGTGAAATGGACTAATACATTTATTGCTGCAATGGAAATTAATAAGTTTAGAGTGCATGATATTCAATTCAAAGGTTCTATGGCCAATTACATTTATCATAAAGATTCAGATGTAGACATTCATATTTTAGTTGACAAATTGCCTCCTGAAAATTCAAGCATTGCTAAAGAACTGGATAACAAACGGATTGCGTTTACTAAAGAAAATCACTATAATGTTGCCGGGCATCCTGTTGAATTTTTCATTCGGCAGTGGAATGAAAAACATTCTTCAGATGCAGTTTATTCTATAATGCATGGCAAATGGGAGAGTATCCCTAATCCACCACATAAATCAGATGTCGATATGCCTGAAATAAAAAAACACTTTACTGAATTTTACACCAAATTACAGAATGCATATGATTATATGCTAACTAAAACTGGTGATAAACGCAAGGCGGTGAATAATGCAGTCAAAGCTTACAAACAGATACTTTCACTTAGAGCCACAGTATTAGATAAATCTAAAGGTGTTGAATATACGCCATGGAATTTAGCATTTAAGGCTTTGAAACGCACCAAGTTTTTCAAATATTTATTGACAGAACAACGGAAATACAGAGTGCAAGACCAGTCGACTGGTTGATAAATTGATTTATGGACGAAATTGTGGTGGCATAGTCGTTGTATTCAGATAAGGTGCATCACCTGTTGCTGAATACAATATTCTATTTGAATCTGACTGTTGTGCTCCTTTTGCAACATGGAGAAAAAGGCCATTTTCATAAAGTATCAATTGTGTAAATGGCAATCCACTCTTAGCAATCCATTTAAACATTTCTATATTGACCTGATTATTTTCCATGGAAATATCTGCTGCTGATGCAACACTGTGGTCTGAATGGTCTCCTGTGTGAGCCACTGCCATATTATAAGCGACTGAACGAAATCCACTGTGGATGTTGAAGTTGTATCTAGCTTTGATGTGGTCCAATACATCAGTGCATAAATTTTGCCAACGACATGCTAATTCACTGGTCGTCAATCCTCGACTTGGTTCTAATCTCTGACCATGAGCAGCTGAATCTATAAGTCGGAAATATTTGCTCACTGGCGTGTTATAATCTGCATCAGTCAATGGTGTGTGAAAATTTTTGCAATTGGTTGCGGGTGTTAGTGGTTTAGCTGGCCCAACTGGTTCATGCAGTGCCGCACCTCGTGATCCTAACAATGCTTGTTGATGAGCCAAAGCTAATTTAATGCCTTGTGGGGTGTTATCATAAAATACTACCCCATTCTGAGCATATGTATGTGCAGCAATTTGAGTTGGTTCATCAGTAACTGGAACCAATGCAGCCGAGCCACCTGCTGTACTTGGGCTTGCACTTGGTTGTCCAGCTATAACTGCTGCTCGATTATTAATAAAAACATCTTTGCTTAGTGGACTGGATACAGTATTGGAAGAAAGATCTCCTACTCCACTGATATTTTTCCCATTTGCTGATAAGCTTCCTCCCAAACTGGGACTTGTATCTTGTTGAACTCTATCAATTGCCATTTATGCTTTCCATATATTGCCTTCTCGTAACCCATCAATCAAATGTTTTGATATAGACACGGTAATATCTGATTTAGACACATAACCTTTGCGACCAGTATCAAATCCATGATTTGCTCTATAAGCGGCTTCAGTTGAATTCCATAAAATATAATTGTCTGCTTTGCCAATTGCTTTAGGCCATAACACTGACAAATAGAGGTCGGTTAGGCTTTGATATTTTCCAGAATAAACACTTAAATATTTATAGACCCAATCTAATTGTGTTTCGGGCGTCATTTGACTAAGTGCTGCCGTAGTAGTTCCCATACTGACTGCCGTTGCTGCCATAAATTGAATTAAACCAGTTGCACTACTTACTCCACACTTTACCTTAGGACTAAATGTCCCGGCCGATTCCAAATGCATGACTGCCATCAACCAATCTGCACCACTGTAATTTGGAGCTAGGGTATCAGCTGGAGGCAAACCCAATTTGCTCGCCATGTCCCATACTTTACCTCTAAATGTTGCGCCACCTTTGTCATAACTGTTGACTTTGGAACCCCAAGCCAAATGGGGACCAGTAATAATTGCTAGCGGTGGTAAATTTTTGTTTGTACCGGCAAACGCTGCACCTCGTCCGTTTGCTGGCACTCCTCCGGTTTGCCCAACCTGCAGATGTTCAAAATAGGGTTCATGAGTAGGCATTCTAGCAACTGACGTTTGTCGATCTTTATATGTTTGACTTTGTGAATCATAGGTAACATCAGTCAAAACATTGTCTAATATTTGGTCTGCTTGTTCTGCTTGTTTAGCAACTGCTGCCAAGGGACCATTTGCATGCACTTTAGCACCACTCAATAAAATATCATGTCCGGCGCGAATACTAGCACCACCAAGCGCTTGTACTGCAATTTCACCACCACTCAAAGTTTGATGATCACCTATTGCAGTGTCATAAGTTGCTCCGCCTGCAATTCTATGAGTGTCACTAATTGATTTTTGATATAAATTTTCATGCGCAAGTTGATGAATATCAGCAGCAGCTTCCATCTTAATATTACCAATATCGTCAGAGGTTCCTGTATCAACCAATTTAATAGACGTTCCCACACCTTCAACTAAAAATATGGGACCGTTATATGAAGTTCCCACATCTTTTTTAAATTGTATGTATTGGCCGTTTGTTAATGTGACGCCGCCGGCAATTGCACCTGGCACAGTGGCTGATGAACTGTTTGCCACAGTGGGATCACTGGTACCAGGTAACACGGGACTACCAGTTATTTGGTTTATGACATCTGCATAGTTTTTTGGAAATACGTCAGTTGAATCCAGTGGTATAAAGGGATTTTTATACAAATCAACAACTGTGTCTCCGTGTTGAGCAGCAATTTGTTTTTGAAATGCTGCGGCAACTCTGTTATTGGCTGGTGCGACCCAGACTACTTTAACACCCACAGGAACCGCTGCCCTAACAGTTTGATAGGGAGTTACGGTATTAACTACTCTCCAATCATCATTTGATCCAGTTGATATAATTACATAGGGGTTGGAAATCGTCGCTTTTGATAAATCTGATATCACACTGGCAGTAGTAATACCTGGAGTTGTTATATTCTGATTACCAAATATTTTTGCTAGCCCCGCTGCAATTCCATCACCAACTATAGTGGTGTTGGTAGTTGACATTTTAACAGCTACATTAGACGATTGTATAGCAGTATTAGGCGTTGCGGGAAATTGTTGGTCAGGAACAACAGGCGGTATTACAGTATTGGTTGATAGGGTTTGTCCACTTATTTGATAATTCCCTTGGTAAGTATATGCTGGTTGACCAATAATATTGTTTGCTGCATCGGTTACATCTAGAAATATAGTAGGGTTAAATTCACGTGCTTCACCACGAGCTTTCATATAAATACTGCTGCCTGCATCAAAATAAATATTAGCATCTGCTCTAAAATTCATATTTCCTTGTGTACGCAGACTAATATCGTTTTCAGAATAAATATCTAAAAATCCATCACCACTTAATTCAATCCAATTTAAACCATCTCGGCTAGCAACATAAACACTACCAATAGTATCATTGATGACTATTTGTGCGCCCTGGCGAGTTCTAATCCTGATAAAACTGTTGGCAGCATTATCATCAAATACCAGTTGGCTTCCACCAGGCGTCAATATGCCACTGACTTGATTTACTGGATCAGACCGTCTAGCTCCACTTGAACTGGTTCCTCGAGTTGCATCAGTTGCTAGTCCTTGTAATACCAGTTGATCAGCCAGTGGTGAATAACGAGGTCTGACCACTGTATTGGGATCAATAGATTCATTTAGTTTATTATATTCACTAACAGGCAATGTTGTACTGCTATTATTTCCTGGTATACCCGGAACCATATGGTTCATGTATTGGTTATAGAGTCCTCCCCACCAAATCCCTCGGCCAGGATCACCAGCAATGAATGCACACACAACTTCATTATCTATGTCTGGAGGAACAAACCACATGCCGTAACTTGTTTGGCTGTCTTCCCAAGAAGTTCCTGTACCATTGTCATACAAATTGGTCGCTCCTGCGAAAGGAGCACAATAAGTTACTGTGATCCAACTACTTTCATCATCTTGTCGTGCACCAAACTCAGGGATCCAAACTCGCAAACGTCCTAATCTTTGTAAGTCATTTGAATCCTTGACGAACCCAATATAAATCTTGTCCAGACTGGAATTTCGACCATCTGGTTGCAAATCCCAACTAGGGCCTGATATAGCTGTTCTTTTATAGACATTTGACATTAGCTTCCTTGTACAACTTGGCTTGCAAGTGATTGATCTACTAGTTGACTATGTACATCTTTGTATGCTGTTAACCTTTGTGTAAACTGTCCTTGTTTAAAATGATGTTCTACCAGCACTGTTCTATATAATCCATTAAATGATGTACTTGATCCGGCAGCAAAATCCATTATACCAGTTTCTTCAGAAGGGACTGTACCAATATTAAAATTTAAAATAAACATTTCATCGCCAGACAGATATTGAGCTTGATTTGAATTAGCATCATATTTACTCTTGTCAATTGCACCACTGGCATCTTTTACCATTTTATCTATGTCAATATTACTGGGACCCAACCAATAGGGATCTCCACGTATTTCTAAATCTATTTGCAGGAAAGTTGTGGGATCCTGTATATTTCCTAATATAGTACCAAACAACCCTCTGCCAAGCGGCATGGTCAAATTGTTGTTATCGGCTGCTTGTTGATTTTTACTGGCATCACTATTTCGGTCAGCATTTTGAAAACTGGGTTCTTTTTTTGCCACAGTAGAAACTTGCCAAGATAACCGAGTTGTATCTGACTCACCAAACAATTCTTGATCTTCAGCAAATTTAACTGTTCTTATAGTATCGGTGGGTTTATTTACTTGTGTATAGGCCGCTCGTAATTTAGCTTGATCTTGTGCAGATAATGCAAGTGTATCTTTGAGTTTGTCAGGATTATTTTTTAAATCACCAAATAGGAAAATACTGCGATTATGTTCTGCAACCTGTTGATTCGCTAAATCTGCTGAATTTGCATCAATTGCTTTTTGATCGGCTGTTATTTTTTCTGCTAATTGATCCTGCTGTTTTGTATTTGTTGATTTGGCTCTAGCAGCTTGATCTGCATCAAGTTGTGACTGCAACTGTGCTGATTTAACTCTAAGAGCATTACCTCCTCGAGTATGATACCCTCGTCCCTCGATGAAACCAGTTGATTTTTGAGCAGCTAGTGGTCCGTGTGTTTTTTGACTATAGGAATTATTGCCATCAAACTGTTGCAGAGCAATTACCCAAACATTGTCTATATCAATATCAAAATGTATTATTTCAGTATTTTGTCCAGTATATTGATACTGATAACCTTTGGCAACTCTATTTAATTGATTTAGTGTATCAACTTTGTTTTGCTGTATTGTTTTATTATTCAATTTGGTGTTAGTACCCTGATCAATATAAGCTTTGGTTGACGTATAAGGGACAACTGTATAAGTATATTCACGAACATATTCACTGGTATATGCATCCCATCCAATAATTTTAGCATGACTGTGAATCTGGAATATCTTTATCAATCCATTATCAAACAAACTGGGCCCTGCTGCTGAATTATTGGTAGTATTGGTTCTGCCTACAATCCATTCATTGGCATCTGGACACAAACTGGCAGCAGAATTTATCATTTGTCCAACATCCATACCTTTGTTGAATTTGATTAATTTCTTATTTCCACCAATAGTGCTGGATTCCCAATCAGCATTTCTCTGTGAGTCTTTAATGGGATCTGGTCCAATTAGTTTCCAACTGGCTATTTCTGGAGGACAAACAAATTTGTAGGTCGCTGCGGTAATATCATTATTATCAACGGTTCGAGTTTGATCTGTCATTTTTTTAGTAAGTTCACTCAAAAATTCACCAAACGTACCCGCTGAAATCTCTATTAAGGCCGGGCTGGTCGCTATCTGATTGTTGTTGGCAAATTCATTGTCAATTGATCCCGTAATATTCCACGCGGTGCCTGCTTCGGTAGCTTTGGCCTGTATACTTAAAATAAGTAGTCTATATAAATGATAATACAACTTGTCTTCAGTTATATTTCCCTGTTCATCATAACCCGTAAACCAAATTTCCATGAAATAGGGACATCTATTTTGGTTCACTACATTCAATTCAATTGAACTGGTCAATAATTTGTCAACCAAACTCATGCCATAAGCTTCAGTTACACTCATTGTCCATGTAGTTGCGGGCATATTTGCTGTTTGAAAATTGGGTCCACAAATTGTATTTAGACTAAAATCACGTATATTAAATTCCGCTGTCACACCTGATTCAGCAATTGTAATTTGATCAATAGTGTTATCCAACTGGATAATTCCATTTGCATTGGATCCAACTCGATTATAGGCATCATAATCATTTGTCATTACCCAACGCAAATGATAGGAATAGCTCGCCAAATCATTTAGCGTGTTTGGTTGAATTCGCAATTTAGTAAAAATATCACTTATTGAGTTTGATTTTACAGGATTCGCAGAAACATCAGGAACAATAGGTGTCGCCAATTTTACTTTAGTTGGATCTATTGTTTTAGTAGCATCAATTGTTTTGGTTGGTAAAGTATCCATCAAAGTCACTGGACGTGAGGTAAATTGATCCAATTGTTCTTGTGGTGTTGGAAACACAATTGACAATTGATCAGGGTTTTTTACTGAACGCGGTGGAATGGGAGCAGTCATAGATACCTTTTTACAGCAGATTTATCAGGTACATAAAGCACTGTACCTGCAACAAAATCCCAGATAGGATCTCGAATTACATCAGGATTTCTAATAGCAAAAACCCACCAAAGTTTGGGTGTTTGATAAACATCATTACTTAGAACATCTGGGCGATGTTCATATTTTTTTGACAATTCTATTAATTTGTCACTTGGTGTTTTATCAATTACAACACCTGGCCAAAAATCCAAATAATTTATTTGATTTTTAGAAACTTGTGGGGTGTTTGCCCAAGGGCTGGATTTATCATAAGTTACTTGGGTCATGTCCAACGTCCCTTCTTAAGTAAAGAGCCTGTTCTGAATTGATCCAAATCAAATTGTCTCAATCGATTTGGAGTGTTTTGTACTGTTAGATCAACTGAAATATTGAATACTGAAGGCAACCAAACATATCCAGCTGAACTAGTTAAATTTGTTCCTCCTCTAAGCAGTGATTGTATACCAGACAAATCTTGATTTAAGCTCGGAGTTCTAGAAGTAGTTGAACTATTATTATTGTCAAATGAAACATTTGCTAAATCAATTGGAACATAATCCACATCATTGGGAAGTGATACTGAAAAACGTTCTAGTATAACAGGCAACTGATTAAACATCATGGTACCATATGCAGAAAATTCCAGCACCGGGGGCGGTGTACCTGGATTTTGACTTGCACCAAATGCCATTTTACTTACCGTTCGCAAAAAATGAATACATGCCAATGAATACAACCCATCTGTTTGATTTTGTACTGTGAACATACCATCTACTCCAAATGTGGCAGCACTTGAACGAGTATAGGTTTTGAATTCTTGTATGGTATGCATCATTTCTTGACTGGAATAATTAATCCCCTGCGCCCAAGTAATATTGGGTTGATAGGGCCAAACCATGCCATTTGATTCTCGTAGTGGCTGTAACAAACCATATGTTCCCAAAATCTGGTCCATTGCTCCTGATTTGGGTTTCAATCTAACTCGCCGTGGATCAGCAGGCTTTGAAACGGTTTCCGTAACTGCTGAAACATCTGTGATATCTGTTGTTGCCATTTTTTATCCAAACATTATCCAGTATTTATGTGAAAAAATTAACCACTGTTTTTATTGATTTTTCTATTTCAACACCGCAATACTTAAAATTGCAATATCAAATAGAAGGAATTAAATGAGTGGCACAGTAAAAAAAGTAATTTACTTAACAAATCGTGATTTATTAGAAGAAATACACAAGAGTAAGAACAGTTATTCTGAATTTACTGATAAAAAATATGAAAACTATGATTTTATAGTTACAAGTTTAGACCAAGTCACTCCTGAAAGACTGGAACAGGCACAACAGAAGAAAGTTGCTGATCGAATATCTCGAATAAAAAAAGAATACGCTGCTAACGGCGTTAAAAATTATAAGCCAGTTGTTGATATTTCTGAATTTCCACTCGATGAAATCGTTATTCGACTGATGACATTCGATCATATTCCACCAAATCCCAATGAAGAAAAATTGGCCAAAGCAAAAACTGTCAGTGAAAGACATGTTCGCTGCAACTTTCCTCCATTCCAACATTATATTTTTCAAGATGGAGAATTTAAATTAGTTGGACAAAGCCACTATAAAAATGGTGAATTCAGTTTGACACATGGCAAAATGACCAACCGACTTGCAAAAATGTTTATGATGCTGGTGGAAAAATATGGTCATCGAGGCAACTGGAGAAACTATACTTATTTGGATGAAATGAAAGGACAAGCCCTATTACAACTCAGTCAAGTTGGACTGCAATTTGATGAATCACGTTCAGATAGCCCCAACCCGTTTAGTTATTTTACTACAGTATTGAAAAGTTCGTTTATTAGAAATTTGAACTTGGAAAAAAGAAACCAAGATATTCGTGATGATTTACTAATAATGAGCGGCGCAATGCCTAGTTATACTAGACAAACCGAAAATGATATCCAAAATCAAAAAACAACTGCTGAACACAAAAGCAAAAAGGCGGTTACTGATATTGAATAACTGTTTTATTGATGTGAATTACTGACAACCAATATAATCAAAAAAGTTCAATAGTTGAGACAATTGTATGCTGTTTAAAAAAGCCATAGTATTTACTGACCTACATGTTGGTAAATCTTCCAATAGCGATATTCATAATCAAGATTGTCTCAACTTTGTCAAATGGGTTGCTGAAACTGGTAAAAAAGAAAACTGTGACATGTGTTTGTTCTTGGGAGACTTTCACCACAATAGATCTACCATGAATCTCAAAACAATGAGTTATGCTAACAAAGTTTTAGAAATACTAAACGCGTCATTTCCAAAGACCATGATGATTATGGGAAATCACGATCTGCACTATAAAGAAAAACGTGATGTACATAGTATTGAATGGGGAAAACATTTACCGAATATTGAAATCGTCAATGATTTTATAGAACGTGATGACACTGTATTCATCCCCTGGTTAATTGGTGATGAATATAAAACGCTGGCAAATATTAGAGCCAAATATGCATTTGGTCATCTGGAACTTCCAACCTTTATGATGAATGCTCAAATTTCCATGCCAGACCATGGCGAAATCAATATCAACTATTTGAAGAATTTTGAAAAGGTATTTACTGGGCATTTCCACAAAAGACAAAAATCAGGCAATGTCTACTATATCGGCAATGCATTCCCACATAATTTTTCTGACACTGGCGATGATGATCGAGGCGTAATGATTTTGGAATGGGGAGTCGAACCCGAATTTCGAGCTTGGCCTGCTGCTCCGAAATACCGAAACTATCAACTGAGTGATGTTTTGGCAAACCCATTTGATTTAATAGATGACAAAACCTATGCAAAGATCAATGTGGATGTTGATCTAAATTATGAAGAAATAAATTTCATGAAATCACTCCTGGAAACTGAATTAAATGCTCGTGAAATTACCATGGTTTCCCCAAAAATAATTGATCTACAATATGATGATACCGCAGAAATCAACTTTGAATCTGTTGATACTATCGTCATTGGCCACTTACAAACAATTGAATCAAACACAATAGACAAAAAATACTTAATTGAATTATATGGACAAATTTAAAGAAAAATGATCAAATTAAAAAAAGTAACCATAAAGAATTTTCTATCAGTAGGTGCAGTAGAACAAGTTTTGGATTTGACCAAAACAGGTATTAGTTTGATACTTGGTGAAAACCTTGATCTTGGAGCGAATGGTAATAGAAATGGAGTTGGGAAAAGTTCTCTATTAAATTCCATAAGTTATGCTCTTTATGGACAGGCTTTAACCAACATCAAGCGTGATAATTTAATCAACATGATCAATAAAAAGAACATGGTGGTGTCAATTGAATTTGAAGCCAATAATCACACTTATAAAATTGAACGTGGACGTAAACCCAACTTTATTAAATTTTATGTTGATGATAATGTGAGTTCTGAAGACACTGATGAAGCACAGGGCGAGAGTCGTGAAACGCAGGCTGAAATAAACAAGATATTAGGAATGAGTCACGAAATGTTCAAACATATTGTGGCACTCAATACTTCCACTGAACCATTTTTAAACATGGGCGCAGCAAAGCAACGACTACTAATAGAAGAACTACTTGGTATTACAATGCTGAGTGAAAAAGCCAATAACTTAAAAGAACTTATCAATTCAACCAAAATTGAAATCGACAAAGAAGAATTAGTAATCAAAACGATTCGACTCAGTAATGAACGCATACAAAACACAATTGTTGATGTTGAAACCAAAGCTGCCAATTGGGATAAAAAACAAACAAAGGCTCTTGAAGAACTTGTTTCGGCAATGGAAGCATTAGCAACGTTGGACATTGATGAAGAGCTTAAAAAGCATGAAGATTTAAAAATATGGTTGGAATTAGACCAATGCCAAAAACAATTTGAATCCAACCGCACACATAAACAGCGACACTTAAATCAACTTAATACTCAGATGACGAAATTGATTGCCAATTATGAACATACTGCTGAAAAGAAGTGTCCTACGTGTCACCAATCGATTGATGCCGAACAGCATCAAAAAATGACTGATGACTTGGAAACTGCAATTGGTAAATTGGACGCGGAAATTACAACAGAAACTGCTGAGATTTCAAACATTGAACTTCAACTAGCAGAAGTTGTAGAGGCAAAATCAACAATTGTGAAACCCACCACTTTTTACAACACACTGACTCAAGCATTGAATCACAAAAACACGCTGGATCAATTGGCGAAAGATTGGGAACGTGAATCAGAGGCACAAAATCCATATACTGGACAAGCTGCTGATCTTACAAATACCATACAAGAAATCAATTTCGATAATTTGAATGCATTATCTAAGCAAAAAGATCATCAGGAATTTCTCTATAAATTACTGACTAACAAAGACAGTTTCATTCGCAAGAAGATCATTGATCAAAATTTGAATTTCCTCAACAATCGATTAAACGAATATTTGGAAAAACTTGGTTTACCACATAATGTTATTTTCCAAAATGATCTCTCAGTTGAAATCATGTTGCTGGGACAAGAATTGGATTTCAGCCAATTAAGTCGTGGTGAACGTACCCGCCTTATACTTGGGTTGAGTTGGGCGTTCCGAGACATATTTGAAAGTTCTGTGGAAAATGTCAATCTCATGTTTATTGACGAATTACTTGACCAGGGTATTGATAGTGCTGGTATGGAAAATGCCCTGGGCGTTCTCAAGAAAATGGAACGTGAACGCAATAAAGATGTGTTTGTAATTTCACACCGTGAAGAACTGGTTTCCAGAGTCAGTCAAGTTCTAACCGTCATAAAAGAAAATGGGTTTACTAGATTTGATTGGGATTACCAGAATTGACTGCATAAATAATTGATGGCAAAAGTTAATGGAAAAAATAAAGGCAATGGATTCGAAAGAAAAATTGCCAATTTACTTAGTATACGTTTTGAAACTGAAACTGGTCTAAAATCTTCTTTCAGAAGAAATGCAGACTCCGGGTCATTTTTCGGAGGGACAAACAAGCAACGCACTGAAACACATAACTTGGATTATGCTGTATTTGGTGATTTGATCACTCCAAAAAATTTCAAATTTTCCATTGAATGCAAACATTATAAAACCGCTCCCACCTTTCAATCACTAGTAAATCACAACATTACAATGTGGGATTCTTGGTTGAAACAAGCACAGCAGGATGCGACCTCATCAAACAGAAAAATGTGTTTGATAATCAAATATAATAATGTGGATGAAATAGTTCTAGTTGCTGACAAGCTGCTTGACATATATGACTATTCCAAATACAAGACTTGGTATGTTTATAAACTAACTGATTTTCTAGCTATGCCAGATGGCTATTTTTTCGAACGCAATCAGTTTTTATCTTCTGACCAATTATCAACAAATGGTTCAAACTTTTCTGGACCCAAAACAAGTTCTCCAGCATAGGGCGTCACGTCTTCCCAGTTTGACCACTTGGAATTATAAGTAATTGAAACATGCGGAATGTATTCCGGAAAATCCCACTTGGCTCCCAGTGAACAAATTTCTAACCAACGATCTTCTAGTTTTTCTGATTCGAATGACAAAACGATAGTCGTTTCTTCTTCACCGAATGCTAGTAGTTTTCTATCATCAGATTCTGGTATGACCAGTTCTTTCTTCTTTGGTCGGATAAGTAGCCAATCAACCGGAGTTTTTGAATGCGCAATCGTTACATGCATGTCTTCTGGGTCAAGTGGTGTCTTACAACCATTTTTTCTAGCCCATTCCCAGACTTCTTCAGCATTAAGTAGTGGACGTGATACATAGAGCGTATCCAGCTTGGATTCAAATAGATCGATAAGTTTCATCAAATATTTATACATTTTTATTTGAAAAAATATTTTTTTATTTTGCGATTGATTAAATAGATGCCTATACTACTAATGTTGACGGAATAATTACCCGGACATCTTAGGAAAAAAGGCACCAATGACTGCAGAATGCGGAAAAATGAAAAACCTGGTTGTTCAGACCTGGTACCCCATTATGGGTGTTGCTGACGAAGAATTCGTTGGAAAGACAGTCGCCTCTGTCACTGTTCTTGACTCACAAAAAAGAGGGGATTGGAAACAACCGCTGCATAGTCCGAAAATAGTAGGGCGCCGTAGATTGACCGTTTTCCAATCTCCTCGTCAATCACAAAATCAGAAAACACAAGAAAACATTTCAATGAACGTTCAACTACGAACGGAACCAGCGCCGCTAGCTGCCTAGTGTGGTGACCCCACATTATGGAAAAACGGAGACATACCTATACTGAATAGTGGTTATCCGGTTTAACCGTACCACTCGTGCCACTGGAAGCGGCGAGGCGGCCATCACGTAAGGGGGACTTCTAGTCATAAGCCCCAGTAGGAAAAATGACACAAAGGATCTGGAGTCGGGACAACGCTGACTCTACGATGCACCACACGTCACATTATGCATAGACGGTGGTGTAGCTTGGGTGAGACTCCCATAACCGAGTATGATGACAACATCAGAGTATTGGGTCCGAAAGCTGGAAACTAGGTACTCCGCCAGCACCGGTAAACATCCCGGAAGGACATATGCATATCGTTTCCAAAACTGCAATACATGAAGACCAATTCAATTTTTTGGCAATTTCTTCGATCAGTTCAAGAACGGTTAACTCCTGGCAACGGGAGTACCGTGACACCCAGCAAACATGAAGCCTATTGGGCTACGCCAATTAAATTATCATTCACCAACTAATTAAAAACAACTAACCGAAGTGTTACTTGAGTACCTTTAGGTACGAAAAGTACACGAGGTTAAGCCAAGCGTAGCTTGTGCTTGTTATAGTTGATTAAGATTGAAAATTAATTAGAACAACTGCTTGAACAAATCACTTAGCAGCTAATTGAAAAGAAAACTAGAAAGTTGCTCCGAACAATTAAGGTGTTCTATGACTTGAATTCCTTGTTCAGGAACGCTTCGCGCCCCTGACCAACAAAAAGAAAAATCTAGACCTCATCGCTTCGCTCTGATGTCAGAATTTTTCTTTTTGAAATTTTCAGATTTATTGGTTTTCAGAATTTCTTCTGTGATCTTCTTGACTGATTTTTCGGAGAAAAATCCAATAGAGTTCCGCAGGAATCCGCGACAAACTCAATTGGAAATCAGCAGCTCTTCAGTACCACCATTCAATTTACTGTAGTATTCTTCAATGACTTCTGCCATTAGTTCACGTTGCCCTCGATCAATTTCATAAACTGAATTGATGTCGATCGAACCACGCGAATAAAACATTAGTCTCATCAATTCCAGTTCAATCAATTTTTTATTTTTCTTCATGCTCTTGAGAAGTGATTCAATGGCTTCCGAATCAAATGTCAAGAGCGTTTGGCGAAAAAATGTGTGGGTTCAAACTCCAGCGTTTCTTCCCAAACATGTTGACAATTTTGACATTCAAAATGAATGTTTTTATTGATGCCAATTGCATTCAGCTTTTTAACAGCATCAAAAACTTGGTCTGCACGTTCTTTTTCAATATTAACCAACCATTCATTAATAAAATCAGAATCACGCACTACTTGATTGGTTTCCAGTATTTTGATACTGATAATACTTTTTGCTACTAGATTGAACGTGATTTGACTTAGCCGTTCCACACTCTCTGATATGCGAGCAGCTTGTAGGAATTCGTCATCTGGTGATTCAACAACTGTCATTTTGATTAGTTTTTCTTCTTCAAATTGATGCTGTAGGAACAATTGTTTCATTTCAAAATTATAGGGTTGTATTTCAATGAGCAACTGTTGATCCATTTCAATAAAACAATCTGAATCATCTACAAAACTCATCGTGTCCAACAACATCTGACAATTGAGGTCAACCAAATTTTCATGACTACAACGTTCACATGTGCGTTCAAGTTCAATTAATCCATTGTTTGTAGCTGCTTTAATAGCAACATATAGAGCATCTAGATCAGGTGATTTGAAATTCTTGACATTTTTAATATCTGGGCAACAACCCGAAATAATAGTTTCTAAGGCATGTCCATTTAAAAGTGCATCTGGAGTATTCAACATGATGTCGTCAATCGCCCTCATTGCATAGACACTGTGATCTTTTTGATGATTGTCAATGTCAGAATCTGTGTACCAGCGATCTTGACTGGGAAATTTAACAAATATTTGTGGTTGTCTAAAGTGTGACTTGAGTGGATTTTGTGTCATGTTTTTCCTGAATAAATAAGTATATGACTATTTATCCTATTAAAATGGTACTTTATGACTGATATTACAACAGCCGATGGTAAAGCAATCAAAGATTCCAATCCACTGCCTATTAAGATTGTCAATAAAGATCGCATTGACTGGGCAACTGAAAAGACTCTAAAGGATCTGGTTAGTAAAACAAACACCAATGGACAAATATTACTATCTGCGTTCAAAAAATATGTGGAACGAGGGGATGGTGGTAAAAAGGCTGTTCAGGAATTTGAAGCAGCTTTAAATCTATCAACCAAAGCTGCTAAGGATGCTGCTAATGCAAGTAGCGCTGAAGCAAAAGCCAAAGACGGTTGGAAAAAAACCAAAGAGCAGGAAGCCAAAGAAGAAGCAGATGCCACTGGTAAAAATGCAGATGCGGCAAAACGACAATCGGCTGCATTCAGAAAAGCAATGTCTTCATACACGTTGGGATTAGTGGGTGGATCTGCGTCAGCGGGTAACGCTATATCATCTGTCATTGGTAATTTGGGAACGCTGGCATTAGAGGGTACTGAACTAGCTATTGGGTTTGAGGTATTGGAAAAAACTGTGGAAATGGTGGAACATCGTTTTGTGCAGATATCAAAAAGTTTGCTGTCTTTGGATGAAGTGGGACAGGGATTTAGTCTAGGCTTAACTCAATATACAGACATGCTTTACGCTTCGGGTTTGAAATCAGAAGAACTTAATAAAGAACTCACTCAGCATTCTGCTGCCACTGCTTATCTAGGCATTCAACGCACAGTTGAATTGGGAAATGCTTTTAGCAAATTAACAAAAATGGGTTCTGAGCTGTTTATGACCAATGAAGAAGCTCGTGATGCACAATTGGATTATTTGGAAACACTTCGGTTAACAGGTGATATGCGTGGTAAATCAGATAGTCAACTGGTAGTTAGTACCAACAAATATTTGCAGGAATTAAACCAAGTTGCTGAAGTAACAGGTATGAATCGACGTGAATTGGAAAAACAGATCAATTCATCATATAATAATGCAGACATGCAAATTGCTCTAGCTGGATTGCCCGGAGCGGTTCGTGAAAATATGATTACCAAAGTACTTCCTGAGATTGCCAAAACGTTTGGTACACAACATACTCAGATAGACAATGCACTTGGTGGTTATATAAGTCGTGGACTGGCAGGGGTTGGTCCCGAAATGACCATGGTACTAAATCAAGCAGGGGCATTTGATGCTTTCCGTGAGCTGGGTGATATTGCCAAAGCAGGTGGTGACACCACTGAAGCTACTAGAAAATTGGCCAAAGCTATCGCCAATCCTGAAGCATTGGCTAGGCTACAAGCATTTGCTGGTATGAGTGGGCCAGTGGGTGATTCAGCTCGTCAACTGGTTGCTTTGACACAGGCCAGTAGAAATGCCTTGGAAGGTCGTAATGCTGATGGTACCTTAATGAGTACTGAACAAAAAGAAGCTATTCGAGTACAAGAAAAATTGAAAATTCAAATGAACAAATTGTCAGCTTCATTCGATAGATTGCTGTTGAATTTGATTCCAATTTTAATTCCGGCCATGGATGCTTTGGGATCAGGCCTGGGACAAGTTGCTGCAACCCTGCATGACCTATCAAAAGTTATTGATCTTGCTGGAAAAGGATTGGGATGGGTTGGGGAACAATTGGGCAAGTTTGGTAATTGGATTTCAAAATCTGTAGATGAATGGGATACGAAAATTGGCAGTCCTCTAAAAACAATTGGTAAAATTTTTACAGATTTTATAGATTATGTTAAAAATTTAATTGGTGCTGATAATATTAAAAAGGTTGGTGCTATTGCTGGCCGAGGTGCCCGTGATATTGGTGTATTGGGTGGGGGTGCATTACTTGCTAAAGGCATTATTGGCGCAGGCGGTAATGCAATAAAAAATATAGCAGGATTAATTTCCAATCCAGCCGGTGAAGAAGCTGCACAAGTAGCTGCCAAAGGTGGTGGCAAACTGTTTGGTAAAACTTTGGGACGTTTCATACCAGGCGTAGGGGCCGCATTAGATATAGCGGGTGCAGCAAGCCAAGCACAAAAAGGCAATTGGTTGAGTGCTGGACTATATGGAGCAGGTGCAGCAACTGGTCTACTTGCAACTGGTCTGGACTCTACTGGAATTGGTGCAGTTGCTGGAGTGCCACTTGGTTTACTGAGTGGTGGATTGGGCTTAGCGGGTATGATGACTGAAGGAAAAGCAGTTGCTACCCCGGGAACAACGACTACTACCGGCCCGGCAAATACCATGGATGTAGTAATAAAGAAAACTCTGGAACATTATGTAGCAGTACAAAAAGCTAATCAAAGACAAATAGAATTGTTGGGACAAGTAGAAACCGCCGTAAATATACTTGCGAATGTTACGGCTCGAGGACATGGTGACATGATCAGTCAACTAAAGAAATCTGGAAATCAAATATATTGATTTGATCAAATAAATCAATAAATACTTGTAATGTATATTTAGGAATTTAATGGCTCGTTGGCAAAAATATTTTTCAGCTGTTCCCACAGCAGCAGAAGTTCAAAAACGTTTAGAGAAAAAACAAACAACAGCAAATGGATCAGCTACGTCCATGGACAAATATGGTAGCCCACTGCCTGAAGTATATAGTGGCTCAGCAAATCGAATTGAACGCTATATGCAGTACGAACAAATGGATAATGATTCTGATGTGAATCGAGCACTTGATATTATTGCAGATTTTTCTACTCAAACATTCGAAATTGATGATGAGCCATTTACCATATTATATGGTGATAACTTAACTGAAACAGAGATTAAAATACTCAAAGAAGCCCTAACTCAGTGGGCTAAAATCAACGACTGGAAAAAACGTGTTTGGAGAACATTTAGAAACACCTTAAAATATGGTGATCAATTTTTCATACGCGATCCTGAAACATGTCAGCTTATTTGGGTTGACCCCAACAAAGTAGAAAAAATTATTGTCAATGAATCCAAAGGCAAGAAGATTGAACAATATGTGGTAAGTGACTTGGATCTCAATTTGATATCACAAGTTGGATCCAACATGTTGGTGCATGATGCCTATACTTTCCCCAGTGGTGTTCCTCGTAATGCAAATACTGGACTTGGAGCAGGTGCAGTTAGCATGGGAATCCATAGTCAGTCAAGCCGCAATAGCCGTTTTATGAGTCAAGCTAGTAATTTCGCTGTTGATGCAGTGCACGTGGTTCATTTTAGTTTGAGTGAAGGACTGGATGGCCAGTGGCCATTTGGAACAAGTATATTAGAAAATGTTTTTAAAATCTTCAAACAAAAGGATTTGTTGGAAGATGCAGTCATTATATATAGAATCGTTCGAGCACCTGAACGACTAGTATTTAAAATTGACGTTGGTGGGCTGAGTGGACCGCGTGCTCAACAGTTCGTAGAGAGAGTTAAGCAGGAAATATATCAACGTAGAATCCCTTCACAGACATCAAATGGGAGATCGGCGGTGGATGCATCCTATTCACCAATTTCAATAACAGACAATTTTTTCCTTGCAACTGATTCAGAAGGCAAAGGTACGACTATTGAGCCACTGCCAGGTGGGGAGAATTTGGGTTCAATAGATGATTTGAAATTTTTCCAGAACAAGTTGTTCAGAGGACTTGGAATTCCCAGTAGTTATTTGCCAACTGGGCCAGATGATGGCACCGCAACATTCAATGATGGTAAAGTTGGTACGGCATACATACAAGAGTTTCGATTCAGTAAGTATTGTGCTCGACTACAAAATAATTTTACTCCGATCCTAGATCACGAATTTAAAATGTTTTTGAAGAACCGTGGTATTGAAATATCCAGTAGTGATTTTAGTCTACAGATGTGGCCACCACAAAGTTTCAGTGAATATCGACAAATACAATTGGATTCTGAACGTATTAATATCTATAGTAGTATTATGTCAACTAATGCAAATCGATTCATGAGTCAACGGTATGCTCTAAAGAAATATCTGGGATGGACTGATGAAGACATCTTGGAAAACGAACGTATGTGGAAAGAAGAAAATGCCAGCAGGTTGAAATCACAGACTGGACAATCACCAATTGATTCCAACCAATTGGGATTGAGTTCAGTGGGAGTTAAACCACAAGCTGGTGGATTTGATATGGGTGGTGATTTTGGTGCACCTGGGGCCGAACCCACTGAAGTCGCGCCACAAGCAGAAGAAAATACACCGGCTTCAACAGAAGTGCAAAACTCAGCAACCAATGGAACTGGCTTGGAAGGTCTATAATTAATAAATAAGGGATGACATCTCGGCTTATTACCTTATTGGAAAACAATACTTATCGATCATATACTAAAGACGAATATGATGCGATGAAGAAATTGCCTGGTAATGTGGGAAATCCCCTGTTGAGAAATAGGAAACCGGGTGATCCGCAGTCTATATATTGGAGTGGTCAGCCAGAAGATTATACATTTACTCCAGTACAGCAATCAACGTTTAACGCTTTTCAACATTTATTGACTCAGTTTGGTTATCCTTTTGAATATTTGGCTGCTATTGAATTCCCGTCACAGGGTAGACAATCAATTTCTTTTGTTTCAGTTTCTCCTATCATGGTCTGGAATAAATTCAGTCCGCCAAGTCTCGTAGATACAAATATTGCTAAATTATTATCACCAGATGGTAAAAAGCTGGTAGAAATAAGACCCAGTGAATTTCTAAGAAAGACGATAACTGAACAAATCGATTTTATCAAATTAAATTTATCAATTTCACCTATTACTAATAATTCCATGGTAAATAAGCAGCAATTAGAAACTGATGAACAACAGATTTTATATGCTACCAGTAATAAATTAGGATATAGACAATTAATTGATTCTGGTATTAATCCAAGTGAAAAAGTTAAACTAGCTACTGTAAAAAAATTCCCACTAGCGATTGAATGGATGCCAGACCCATCAGATGAATTGCAATTAGCGGCTGTGAAGTCAAGCAATTCAAGCAAGGCTATATTTGGCCTAATAAAAATAATCAAACATCCATGTTATGAATTTAAAAAAAGGATTATTGAAAAAGAACCCTATACGATTCCATATATAAGTGGCCTTACTGAAGAATTAGTTAAAATAGCCTTATCTAAATGCTCATATGCACTTACTGATATTATATCGAGACCAAATTCAATCAAATGGCAACTTATGGCCGTAAATAATAATGGTAAAACTATATTACAAATAAAAAATCCAACTCCATTAGTGCAGAGTGTTGCATGCAGTAATAATCCAGATGCAATAAATTGTATCAGTCCTATTGAATCAATTGACATATCACTATTGAAGAAATACAGAGACTATTTGAGATCGGAACAATTGGCTTATTTGGAAAAAATAGAACAGCAAGAAAGCCTAATGGAATCAGTGGATCTAAACACGCCTAGAAGAACATTAAATGGTTTGACAGAAGAACAGCAAGTAGAATATGTCAAACTGCATCAAGATGATGAACCAGACCATATGTTAGATGATGTAATTATGGACTCTGATTTAAGTGAAGCAGTCATATTAAAAATACTTGCGATTAATGGTAACTTTTTGGGATGTTTTGAAAAACCTTGGAGTTTAATATTTCAATTAGCGGCAGTTAAATCAAAACCGGGTAGTATTTTGATGATAGAAAATCCCGCATCTATGATACAGTGGGCAGCTTTCCAAAAATCCAAATCAGTAATCTGGGACATATATCCTCAATCTTGTGTACTACCTGAAATTATTGATGCATATAATGAGTGGGCTTCTAAACATCCTACTAGTAGAAAACCTACATTTTACAGGACTGATTGATGAAACTCAGTAATCACAAAAAAATAGTGGAATCAAAAATTTTTGAAAAACGGTGTAACCATTTCAAATCATTGCCGGTCGATAAAAAAATTGATTATGTGATACGCAATTGGGATCTTCTGGACGTGCGTAATATTATTGCAAGTCAAGAATGGAGTGAAGATGTCCAACTTGCTTTAATAAATATAGACGGTGGAGAGCTTTTTAGTTGTCTCAAGAATCCCACCATAAAAGTTCAATTGACAGCAGTAAAAAATAATGGGTCTGATATTGATGCAATTCAAAACCCACTTCCTATGATTCAGTGGGCGGCGTTCAAAAATGATCCATTATCAATATGGAATATTAGACCTATTACATGTGTATTGCCTGAACTTGCAAAAGAATACAATAAATGGGCTGATAAAAATCCGGGTTATCGAAAATTTATAGTTGAGTCAAATATATTTGAAAGTCTAGAACACTATGGTGATGACCAAATAGACCTTGATGACCTTGATGAAGATGAACAGATTGAATTTATAAAGCGTAATTTCGACAATACGGATAATATTTTAACTGATGCACTCTGTAATGCAGACCACTTAAGTGAGCGAGTTCAACTATTTGTTGTAAAATTAGACCCTTATCTAATTGATTGTTTTAATGAAATAAGTATATTGGTGCAGTTAGAAGCCGTTAAAAGAAATGGTGCCGTAATCATTAATATATGGGAACCAAGTCCCTTGATTCAAGCAGCCGCATGCCGAGAAAATCCTCGCGCAATCAATTCAATTAAACCTATAGAATCAGTGGATATTAATCTTTTGAAAAAATATAGATCTGAATTAACTCCTGAAAGACTGAAATATTTGGAACAACTAGAAAAACAAACCACCCTAACTGAATCATATTTTATAGTCGATGGTTATTTTACAATGGGACTATTTAAAGGTAGATGGGCAAACTCATTCAATGATGACACCTGGCCAGAAAGTGATATTATTGATTTTGCAAAAGAAATCTATAAAACTGGTGATAATGATAGTCGAGATGCCGTCATATTTGATGGAATAATGGCTAGTTCTGATTTGAGTGAATATTTACAATTAGAATTAGTTAAAATAAATCCAAGTTTGCTTTATTATTGCAAAACACCTAGTATTGGGGTCCAACTAACTGCTGTGCAAAACAATGGATTAGTCATTAGTACAATTTATAATCCACTTCCCATGATACAATGGACTGCGGTAAAAAATAACTATAACGCAATCTGGGAAATAAATCCCAGGCAATCAGTGATAGCGGATGTCAAAACATATTACAATAACTGGGCTAAAGAACAATTTACTCGCCGACTGTTCGTGGAATCAAAAAAATATAATTCGCTGGATCCCAATACTTGGACTGATCAACAGATATTGGATTATATCAGTAAACGAGCAGAACGAATCAAAACAGGTAATGATTATACAACGGAAGTGAATGAAATTCGACGACTGGTCAAGCGCTTGGATTCAGCTAGTGAAAGTCTAATAAAAGCTATTATCAAAATAGAACCCGGCTGTTTTGAATTATTTGCTGAAAAATTCCCAATTTCAATCCCACTTCAAATATGGGCTGTTCAACAAGCGGATTACATGATTGATTATATCAAAGATCCCGCTCCATTAGTACAATGGGCTGCGGTATCTGCAAATCGATCAGTGTTATTTTGTATGAACATCAAAAAACTGGATCCTACGATTCGTGAAAAATATCGAGACTTTTTGATAAACAATGACTTGATGCCGGCGGAGTTTCTTGAAGAATCAACCAATAGTGAAACTATGACTCAATTAAATCCCAAAGAACAATCATTAGTAGATAAGATAACGGAAATATACTCTCATGATCCACCAAAATATTCATTGATATCTGGAGTAGGTCAATTAATAGAAGATGCGCAACCTATTTCCAAAGCTTGTCAAATAAAGATAGCTTCAATAAATGGATGGACATTAGAACATTTAAACCAAGATGATCCGGACATTTGCATACCCGCAGTTAAAAATAATGTTGAAGTATTGTCTCTTATACCTAGAGATAAAATGGCAATCCCAGTTCAATTGGCGGCTGTTCAACAAAATGGCCAAGCAATATGGCACATTATTAATCCAAGTCCCATGGTTTAAGCAGCAGCACTAAAACAAGATCCGAGAGCAATACAATTTATTCGACCGATTGAAGCAATTGATATTGGTCTGATGAAGAAATATAGAAAATTTTTGTCTTCAAAGATGCGGAAATATTTGGAAAAAATAGAACAGGAGCGCTCTGATGAAATCGAATAATTTGGGATTATCGCGTGATGAACAACGATTAATAGAACAAATTGCTAGCCTTTATCAAAAATATTTTGTTGATCAAAATAATAAGTATCTTTTTTATGAAAGTACTAAGCAATTGATTGAAGATCTTGGTAAACTGTCAATTGAATGTCAAAAACAAATTGTGGAAATTGATGGTCAATTATTGGGAGACTTGGATACTAATAATGAACAAGTTATTGAACAGGCAATAAGAAACGATCATGCTGCAATAGTATATGTGGAAAATAAAACTCTGCCACTACAATTATTAGCAGTAAAACTCAATGGAGAAGTAATCCGATATATTGATCGACCAAGTCCCATGATTCAATGGGCCGCAGTCAAATGTTTTCAATCAATTGGCGTAATAAAGTATGTAATAGAACCGCGCGGTATTAAACCAGAAGATTTGGATTCAAGTCTCAAACAGTGGTGGGAAGAAAAATTAAAAACCGAATTGATGGAATCAAATACAGGCATGTCTGCTAAAGAACAAGACTTAGTGGCTAAGATAGATGCCATGTATGATCTTTACCAACAAAATCGAATATATCCAAATTTTTGGACGCATGCTGAAGGATTGATACATGAGAATTTGCCGCTAAGCAAAGAATGTCAATTGCAATTGGTTTCTATAAATGGTGGTTTATTGGAGTTTTTTGACACTGATGATCTTGATGTAGAAATGGCCGCAGTAAAAAATGATCCCGATGCCTTGGAATTTTGTTTGAATAAAACTATACCCGTTCAATTGACGGCTGTGCAACAAAATGGTTATTTAATTACACATATACATTCACCAAGTCCCATGATTCAAACTGCTGCCTGTAAACAAAATCCAGACGCTATCAATCTCATAGAACCAATTGAAGTAACTGATATTAATCTTTTGAAGAAATATAGAAATGACTTGGATATTCTCGCGCGAGAATATTTGGAAAAAATTGAACGACAAGAAAACTTAACCGAATCTCGACTCAAGTCAGGTGAATTTACAATTGAATACTGGATCCCAAGTCCACATCAAGCTAAATTTGAACTCAATCAAAACACCAATTTGTTTGATCGTGAACGTAACAAAGAAGGTTTGGTCAAAAGAACAGCTACAGCAACTATTGAGGCCATACAAAATCAATTTGAATGTACACTAAACAATATTACAAAAGGTACTGGACCAACAATTACGGCAGCAATATATGATACACTCCCAAAAGCTGCCAAATATTTGACTTGGCATAGAAAATAACCAAAAAACCGCCGTTTAAACACCTTTTTTAATTTTTGTCATAAATATCAATGATAGAAATTATCAAAGGAAACTAATGAAACACCCGACTGTTCTAGTTGAACATCTGACATTTGACAATGCTCAGGCTGAAGTTCTGACTGAATCAGACAAGGATACATCAGAAAAAAAGATGTATATGCAGGGTATATTCATTCAAGGTGGTCAAAGAAACCACAACGGACGTGTATATCCAGTCAGTGAAATAAAACAAGCCGTTAACACAATTAACGAAGCTATTGAAAAAAACAATGGCGTTTTGGGTGAATGTGATCATCCACAAGAACTACAAATTCATTTGGATCGAGTCAGTCACAAAATAACCAAAATGTGGATGGATGGTTCAAATGGTATGGGCAAGTTGCAGATTTTGCCAACCCCCAAAGGAAATATTATCAAAACATTGTTGGAAAGTGGTGTCAAGCTGGGAGTTAGTTCTCGTGGCTCAGGCAATGTTGATTCACAAGGTGATGTCAGTGATTTTGACATGCTGACAGTTGATATAGTGGCTAACCCATCTGCACCAAACGCATATCCTGTACCGGTATATGAAGCACTGATGGGTCGTAAATACGGTACACAAGCACTGAATTTAGCAGAATGCGCAAGGTACGATGACGCCGCTCAAAGACACCTGAAACGGATTTTGCTGAATTATGTGACAGATTTGAACTTTACAAAAAGGAGTAATGTCCGATGAAAAATGCATTAACAGAACTTCTTGAAAGTGAAATACTTGGTGAAGACGTCAAGTTAGCACTACAAGAAGCTTTTGATTCAAAAGTAAAACAAGCAGAAACTGAATTGCAAGAAACCTATGCCGCACGTTATCAACATGACAAAGCAGTACTGGTAGAAGCAATGAATACTATGCTGAGTGAAGCTGTTAAAAAGGAAGTCGAAGATTTCCATAAAGACAAGCGATCACTAAGTGAACAAAGAGTAAAACTTACTAAAGAAACACTCAAAAATAAAAGACACTATGAGAATAAAATCAGAAAACAAACAGCAATTTTAAATGAATTCGTTGTTCGTCAATTGAAATCAGAAATTGGCAGCTTTGTCAAAGACAGAAATCAACTGGTTCTTGAACGTAAAAATATGTCCAAGAAACTACAAGTCATGGAGTCAAATCAAAAGAACCAAATGTCGGAAAAAATCAACAAATTGGAAACTTTTGTTCTACAACAATTGAGTGAAGAACTAACTGCTTTTGAAGCAGAAAAAACAGCTCTAGTTGAACAACGCGTAAAAATGTTGGCAGAGGGTCGTGAAAAAATCCAAGAAAGCCAAAAGAGCTTTATTCAACGTGCAACACAAACGCTGGACAAGACTTTGAACGAAGTAATTCGCAAAGAACTGACTCAGTGGAGATCAGATATTCGAGCAGCCAGAGAAAATAACTTTGGACGCAGAATATTCGAAGCAGTAGCAGCCGAATATATGGCCAGCTATTTGAGCGAAGGCAGTGAAATTAAGAAACTGCAAAAGCAACTACAAGAATCAAAACGAGAAATCAACAAAGCTAAACAACAGGTTCTTGAAAAAACACAACTAGTGGAATCAGCAAAACACGCAGAACTTCAAGCACGAGACAAGGCAAGAAGATTGGAAACATTAACTGAACTCACTGCTCCGCTGAGTCGTGAAAAGAAAACTATTATGGTTGAAATGCTAAAGAACACCAGAACAGGTGATCTAAAAGAAGCATTCAATCGATATTTGCCGGCTGTGGTAAACGGTCCAGCAACGAACACCGGTCCTCGTGAGTTGATCGAAAATGTTCAAACTCGAACAGTTGCAACAGGCAATCGTTCACAACGTCTGGTAGAATCAAATACCGAAGATCAGAACATCCAAAAGGAAGTTGCTGAAATTTTACATTTGGCCGGACTCAACAACCAAGTTAGGGAGAATTAAAAGATGAAACAAAATCTTTTCGAATCACGATGGGGTGCTTATAAAACTGCTCTCTGCGACGGCCTAAGCGGCAATCGTAAGCGAGTAATGGAAGTAATCCTAGAAAATACAAAACAAGACATGGCTACTCGCAATGCTGGTATGCTAATGGAATCTGCCACAGCTGGTGCAACTGGCGCTGGTAACATCGCAACACTTAACAAAGTGATCCTGCCTGTTATCCGTCGAGTTATGCCAACTGTTATTGCCAACGAAATCATCGGCGTTCAACCAATGACCGGTCCAGTTGGTCAAATCCACACACTGCGCGTTCGTTATGCTGACGCTTTTGGTTCACCTACTGCTACAGTAGCTGGCGCTGAAGCACTTAGCCCATTCGAAATCGCACGTTACTATTCTGGTAACGGTAACAGCACAACTCCAAAAGCTGCTCCTGTTAGCGTTCTGGAAGGTACTGCTGGTAAGCGCTTGAACATCCAAGTTCTACGTGAAACCGTTGAAGCTAAGACACGCCGTCTATCAGCCCGTTGGACCTTTGAAGCTGTGCAAGATGCACAAGCTCAACAAGGCATCGACATCGAAGCTGAAATCATGGCAGCACTTGCACAAGAAATTACTGCTGAAATCGACCAAGAAATCCTAGTTAGCCTACGTACCCTAGCTGGTACTACACTAACTTATGACCAAGGTTCAGTTAGTGGTACAGCTACCTACGTTGGTGACGAACACGCTGCTCTAGCGGTTCTAATCAATCGTGGTGCTAACTTGATTGCTGCACGTACACGTCGTGGCGCAGGTAACTGGGTGGTTGTTAGCCCAACTGCTCTAACTGTCCTGCAATCAGCGACAACTTCAGCTTTTGCTCGTACAACTGAAGGTACTTTTGAAGCACCAACTAACACAAAGTTTGTTGGCGTTTTGAACAACAGTATGCGCGTTTATGTTGACCAATATGCTGCTGATAACACACCAGTATTGGTTGGTTATAAGGGCGCTGGCGAGATTGACGCGGCTGCGTATTATTGCCCATGGATTCCGCTAACAAGCAGCGGCGTCGTAATTGATCCAAATACCTTTGAGCCAGTTGTTTCCTTTATGTCCAGATATGGTTATATAGAATTATCAAATTCTTCTTCCAGCCTCGGAAATGCAGGTGATTACCTGGCAGGAATTGCGCTGAACACTCAGAATTTGAAATTCTTATAAAATTTCAAAGACATAATACTTTTTCAACTAAATCCCAGGAGAAATCCTGGGATTTTCTTCTTATCAATTAGTCCATCTTTAAACCCTTTTTAACTTCATTGATTATGCAACATATGCCATACTAAGTCAACTATTTTTTTAAATTGCGAAAATAAAATTCCCGCAATCATAATATCTGGCATATTTTTGTGCCCACATATTTTCTGCTTCAGATATTTCAGGATTGAAATTGGGTAACCATTTGGCTAATTTTTCTTTTGTTGTACGAGATCTAGGTATTATATTTTTCATATCAGTCCAAAAGTAACCAGGTTCTGATTGCCGAATTAAAGTAAACCCCATTTTCAAATAACCTTTTCCATCAGATTTTTGAATATCACAATATGACACAATTATTGCATTATTGGTTAATTGTTTTAAATATTTTACCAATCGACTACCGCCACCTATTACATTGGTGTTTAATTTTGAACACAATCTATGTATTTCAATTACGTCATTACCGCCATTGAATCTGTGTCGTCCAGCTGTCAACAACATCACCAATTCATTCATATACCAAAGTCCAATATAATGAGTACTGTTGAACGATCCTTGTAAATGATTTTCAAGCAAGAAATCTCTAGCTTGCTGAGAATCAACTAGTTTGATTTCACATTGTCGAGCATATATTCGATTAGACAATCCAAGCTTGCTTCGGAGTTGTGATTTTATGATATCTCGTTTATTTTCCCATTCCCAATCAGTGACATGAAACAAAAATATGCCTTCTTCTCGAGCTAGGTTTGTTTTCTGAATATGTCGTTCGCTATCTTCCAATTTTAATCCATCCGGGTTTTTAAATGTTGGATGATATGAATGCCATCGCAATCCATTCATTTCGATTGCCATATTTTTATGTCGTATCAAAATATCAAATTCCAAATTGCCTAGAACAGATTTATCATTTGTTTCATGTTCAATACCGATTTCGGATAAGAAATAGCCAACTTGCCTTTCAGCAAGTGAATAGCGGGTTGTTTTTCGAATCCTAAAGTCATGTTTTCTGCAATATGAAATTACCGTGCTATAGTAAATGTTGAGTTCGTTTGCTATGTCAGTAGCAGATCTTTTTTTAATATTGTATTCGGTATTCAACCAATCATAATTAATTAATTTGTTATATATTTCAGCATTTAGGGGAGACTTAGTTGCTTTTTCTAGAACATCTGTTCTTAGAAAATTATATGCAACCCCATAGTTTGCTATCATAGTTTGTTCTTTCAAAACTTTAATTTCTTGCTTCCGTTCTTCAGAATAATTTAACTTAAATTCACTAGTTTTTGCAGCAGATAATGTTTTGTTGCACTCGCATGAATTAGCATGACCGCAATACATAAACCCAGATGACCAACGATCGAATTTCTTTAGATTTCCTTTTGGACAAACATCAGATTCATTATAATATGCACTGTAAATTTTTGCTGCAATTGAGTCAGAATTTCCTTGTAATTTTTTATTCTTCAATACCCAGGGCCAGATAACAGGATCATTTTTTATCACACTGCTATATTGTTTGGGGGTTTTGGTAAATATTTCTAAAATCTTTTCACGTATTGTTTCATCTGTGTGGTTTTCAGAAGGTGATAGTTGATTAGCATTGATAGTGTTCGACACCTTATTTTGCTGTTTGGCTCGAGTTTTGGGATTGGCCAGTCCCACTCCGCCATTTGCCTGCATTTTTGCAATACGTCGAGTTTTGGCAGCTTCTTTTGCAAAACTACAATTGGCTGAACAAAATTCCCGGTATCCCAATACCAGACTTTGAAATGACACCGGTTTGCCGCATGGACATTTCTTGATTTCTGCTAACTCGTTCACATAATGGTATATTTTATGTGCTTGATTATCATAAGGCAGGTTGGGAATGTTTGTGATAATTTCATTCCACAACTCGGGAATATGTTTAAGTCTGGTCACAACACCGTCTGGTTTGTTGGATTTTATGATATCAATTATTTGTTGTTTTAATTCGGGATTCATTTGGAATCTTTCTCTAGTTGTTACAATTATACTAATCATTTGTCACAAGTCAACAGTTGTCAACCTTTAAATAAATAAGTGATGAAACATATCCAGTATTATATCAATCGAATTGAAGAACAGAGATTAGTGGAATTGACCGGTCCCGGTAGCTTCGCAGAGTTGAAAGACTTGTTGGCTACTTTCCAAGAATCGCTAACGTCAAGTGATTCAGTGAGTCTGGCAAGATCTAAATTAATGGTTCGGTTGTGGGAATTGATTCAACAGTCTGATAAATTCAATGTATTGGGTATGGGTGCTTATGGACTAGCATTTCAACCCGACAATCGTTCCTATGCAGTCAAAGTTTGGATGGCTGACCCGGCTTATGATTTCACTGCCGGTGTAATTGCTGCCAATCAAAACAAACCAGGGATACTGCTTCCCAAACTTCGATTCCCGCCTCGGGTATTGTTTACCACGCCTTCGGGTGAGAAGTTGTGTTGTTTGGTTATGGAACCACTT